TATATCGGCCAGGGAACTTATCGACGGCGGAATCATGACTCTCGGGAGTTATGAGAAGGCTGCCCAGCGTAAGCGTATCGAGGTCGTCAAGCGAGGCGGAGGTGCGAAAGGCTCCGGCGCCCTGGTCGCTGTGGACTCCCTTTCCACCGAGCAAAAGATTCAGGTCGAGGCCCGGTTCGGAGGCAAGGCAGCACATATCGCGGCATGGGTACGGAGCAACTACACCGAGGACCAGGAGGCGATGGCATTTTTCAACAATCCCCAAAAGACCGGAATCAGCAACCTCTCGATAGCCAAGCGCAGGGAATATGTTGTCAATGCCTCGGTTCTGAACGTCTGCATAAAGCTCTATGACAATGCGGCGGCCAAGCAACGGCTGATGGGCAACAAATACGGCTGGACATGCATGACCGGCGTTATCGAGAGCCTGAGAGTGCAGTTCGGCCACACGCTGCCGACTTCGGTTCTCCGCTTTCGCAAGAAGGTCAGCGACTACCGCAAGCGCGGATATGAATCCCTGCTCAGCGGGAAGTTCGGCAACACCAACGCCCAGATACTCACCGCCGGAGAGGAGCGGGTGCTGAAAGGCCTGGCGGTACAGCCCAACCGCCCGTGGAATACCAACGTGCGGGAAATGTACGAGATGTTCGTATGCGGCGAGCTCGACGTGTGGGACCCGGAAACAGGAGAACTGCTCGACCCTGAGAAATGCGCCAGGAAAAAGAACGGCGAACCGTGGGTTCCGAGCGAGGGCACCATCGCCGGCTTCCTGAACCGCCCCGACATCAAGGCGTTTGTCGACCGCTGGCTCAAACCCAGCGTGGACTACTACCACGAGATCATGCCCCACGTTCACCGCCACAGGGGACAGTATTCCCTCTCGCAGATCACGATGGACGACGTGGACTTGCCGTTCCGCATGAAGGGCGATGAAAAGGTACATGCCTACTATGCCTACGACTCCGTCAGCGAGTGCGTTATAGCGGCCTCTTACGGGCGCAAAAAGGATGAAGCCCTTGTGGATGAATGTTTTCGCGAGATGTTCCGGCTGATCAAGCGTCGCCGGTGGGGTATGCCGGCCGGTGTCGAGGTCGAGAACCACCTGATGACCCGTCACAAGGAAGGTCTTCTCGCCGAGGGTGTCGTGTTCTCCCGCGTGAGGTTCTGCGCTCCCCAGAACTCGCAGGACAAGCAGGCCGAACCGCTCAACGGCGCCAAAAAGCGCAAGATCATCCACAAGAACCACGAGGAGGTAGGCCGCTTCTACGGCAAGGGCAAATGGCGCACCTATTCAAAGAAAATAAGCGACGAGACCAACGGACTTTGGCAGGACAAGCGGTACTACACTTTCGAGGAGATGGTCGCCAACGACCGTGCCGACAACCTGGAGTGGAACAACACCCTGCACCCCGATCAAAAGACCTATCCCGGCATGACACGGTGGGAGGTGCTGGTCGCGAACATCAACCCGAACCTCCGGCCATACGACGAGATGACCCTGGCGCGCTACCTCGGCAAAGAGGTGTCCACAAGCATCCGCAGACACTCCTATGTCCGCGTCTGTTACGCTGACTGGTGGCTCAGCACCCCGGAGGTTCTCGGAAAGCTCAAGCCGAACAACTACAAAGTCACGGCCTATTATATGCCGGATGAGAACGGTGAGGCGCAGGATGTCTATATCTACCAAGGCGACCGCTACCTTGACAAGGTGGAGAAGGTCGAGACCTTCAACCGTGTCATGGTCGAGCAGACCGATGAGGACAAGGCGAGGTTCGCCCGGCAGATGCAGAAGATAGAGCTGTTCAAGGCTTACCTCAATAAAAACGCCATCACCCGGCTTGGAATCGCACCCCGGAGCAAAGTTCCGGAGCCTGAAGTTGAAGAAGTGATTCAGCCACCGACCCCGCCCGTCAATGATGACGACTTCATGGACGACTACATGCCGACCATGAGCGCGAAGGAGAGGGCTACACAGACATTTTAATGACATTATAACACTGTTAGAATATGATTGCAACAGACATCAAAAACAAGATTACCGAGGCGATAAAGGCCAACAGGGGCAACTATCCGAGCGACGCGAAACATGCCGCCTCCCTCGGCATCACGACATCGGTTTACAGCTCCATAAAGAACGGGCAGACCGAGCGCGTGCTCAGCGACGCCAACTGGATCAGCATCGCCCGGAAACTCGGCGTGAGTCTGCGTGGCGAGATGGAATGGAAGATTGCCAGGACCGAGACTTTCGACTTCATCATGACCCAGCTTGAACTGGCGCAGGCAGGCAGCCTGAGCGGTATCCTCTGCGACATCCCGAACATAGGCAAGACCTTCACCGCCCGTCATTACGTCAAGACGCACCCCAATGCCGTCTACATCGACTGCTCGCAGGTCAAGACCAGGCTCAAGCTCGTGCGCAAGATCGCCGCGGAGTTCGGAACCAACAGCCGGGGCCGGTATTCGGATGTTTATGATGACCTCGTGTATTATCTGCGCTCGATAGAGAACCCGCTGATTATACTCGACGAGGCCGGCGACCTCCAGTATGAAGCCTTCCTTGAGCTGAAGGCGCTGTGGAACGCGACCGAGCGGTGCTGCGCATGGTACATGATGGGGGCCGACGGCCTGAAGGAGAAGATCAACCGGAGCATAGAATGCAAGAAGGTGGGCTACACGGAGATGCTGAGCCGCTATGGCGACCGCTACAGCAAGGTCACGCCTGACGACGGCAAAGACAGGGCACGGTTCCTGATGGTACAGGCACGGGCGGTTGCCAAGCTCAATGCCCCGGAAGGCGTTGATCCGTCCGATATTGCAAGAAGGAGCGGAGGCGGACTCCGGCGGGTATATACCGAAATCGAAAAACTTAAAAGACAATGATAATGATAAGCGTACTTGAGAAACAATATATGGAGACTGTCATAAGAATGGGCAAGCGTCTCCAAAATGGCGAGATTGACTGGGAACAGCGTCGCTATGAGATTGCCAAGGATGCGATGGCTGCTATGCTGAGTAACCCTCAGATTGTCGATGGTGTAACGGAAGAAGGTGAGCCTGTTTGGGGCGCACCGATCGCCATAGCAAAGACCTCTGTCACCCTTGCCAATCTTCTCGTCGATGAACTGAAAAAGACTCAAGAGAAGAAGTAACGATGGCCAAGCGAGCATACAGCCCTAAAGAGGTACTTGCCAAGAAGTACAAGACCCTGCCGTGGGGACCTAAATGGAATATCCCCTTCGGCGAGGTTCCCGTGAACGAGACCTGGTTCATAAGCGGAGCCTCGGCATCCGGCAAGAGCAGCTTCGTAATGCAGCTTGCGAAGGAGCTGTGCAATTACGGAACCGTCCTTTACTTGAGCTACGAGGAGGGAGTCAGCCGGTCATTTCAGGAGCGTCTCCGGCGAGAGCGGATGAACGAGGTTCAAGGCCGCTTCCGCACTGTAGTGGGGGACAGCTACGCTGATCTTGTCGAGAGGCTGCGCCGACCGAAGAGCGCAAAGTTCGTTATTATCGACAGCTTCCAGGACAGCAAGCTGACATTCGAGGAGGTCGAGGAACTTATCGCCCGCTTCCACCGCAAGAGTTTCATTTTCATAAGCCAGGAATACAAGGGACAGCCTATGGGCAAGCCCGCAGGCAGACTCCGCTACAAGGCGGGACTAAAGGTCAGGGTATCCGGCTACAAGGCGTTCTGTCAAGGCCGTTTCACCGGCAATCCGGATTCCTACTACGTAGTGTGGGAAGAAGGCATTTTAAGAACCTCAAACAATCTCGGATAAATGAGCAAGAAAAAAGAAATGATAATACTTGAGCCGGAAGAACGCATCTGCAAGGAGGGGTTCTGCTCACGGCCGATGACCTGCCCCTATTGTGGAGGCAAAGGTTGGTTTTACGGCGGGCGCGGTCTTCCGGAGACCGTCTGCCCCGACTGCGAGGGCACCGGCGAGGTCATCGCACTGGTTACGATAGACTGGAAACCGAATGTAAAATAAAATAAGACAATGAGTGAGACAAAATTTAAATGCTGCATCTGCGGCAAAGAGGTCACGGAGTACGGCAACGACCCGTGGACGATCAAGGAGGAAGGCCGGTGCTGCAGCTATTGCAACTGGACCATAGTCCTCAAGGAAAGAAACCGATTGAGTAAACTAAACAGAGAAAAGAATGGAAACTGATGTAACGAAACTAAGTGAGCTGGAGCGCCTTGTGGCCTCTGCAATGAGTCTGATTTCAGATGCAGGGAAATATGTAGCCGACATGGAGGCCAATCGAGAGACAGCCTTGGTAAAGACTAAGCTCGACGAGGCGAGAATGTGGCTGGAGCAGTATCAGGGCAACGTCATCATAAGACTGGCCAATAAAACCTGCACACACTGACATGGGACAGCAGGTAACTAACTTCGGGCGGTTCTACTCCGCCTTCCACAAGCTCACCATTCATGGGGAGCCGGACGAGGCAAAGCGTCAGTTCGTGTTGCAGTACACCGCCGGGCGCACCGACTCCCTCAAGGAAATGACGCGGAAGGAGTACACCGACCTCTGCGTGGCCATCGAGGGAATGAACGGCACAAGGGACGAGCTGAAGCGTCGGCGGAGCATAGCCCTCAAGCTGATGCAGGAGCTCGAGGTCGATACGACCGACTGGGCGCAGATAAACGACTTCTGCCGCCATCCGCGAATTGCCGGCAAAGCCTTCGGTCAGCTCTCGATAGACGAGCTTATGGAACTGGCCACCAGGCTCCGCTCGATAAAGCGCAAGGGATGGCAGCGCAGGAAGGCAGAACCGGCGCAAGGCCCGGAAACCCCGCAGCAACGCATAACATATCTCATAAACCTTGCCGGCCCCGGCATGACAAGCTATAACTGAAATGAAAAAGACAGTAGGACAGATCAAGAACTACATTCAGCTCCATACCTCGGATACCGAAACTTCCGAATATATCTCCATTATGCGGGAGATTGCGGAATGGGCGACATTCGAGGCCGACCGCCTCGAATACGGCGAAAAGCTGGAGAGTATCTTCAATGAGGAATAAGGACCATATAATCACTATAAAAGAGACAGACATGACAGAAAAAGTGGAAATGACAGCCGAAGAGCGTCAGGAATTCGAGGCTTTCAGGGCCGAGAAAGAGAAGAAGCGCCGCGAGCAGGAACGCAAGGAGCAGCGCAAGCAGTACGCCGACATGGTCGACGAGGAAATCGCCGCCACCATTCCGCAGCTCCGCGAGCTGAGCGAGCGGATCAAGCAGGTCAAGGAGGCCATATTCGGCAACTTCGATACCATCCTCGGCATGAAGTCGGAAATCACCGGCGTGGCCCGCGACGGGCAGAACAGCCACACGTTCACCAACTCCGACAGCACGCTGCGCGTCATCCTCGGGGTGAACACCATCGACGGCTACCGCGACACCGTGGAGGACGGCATCGCCATGGTCAAGGGCTATATCGAGAGCCTGGCTAAAGACGACGCCACCAAAGCCCTCGTAAACGCCGTGCTTCGCCTGTTGAGCCGTGACGGGCAGGGCAACATCAAGGCCAGCCGGGTGCTCCAGCTACGGAAGATGGCCGAGGACAGCGGCAGCGAGCAGTTCCTCGAGGGTGTGAAAATCATCGAGGAGGCATACCAGCCGACCGTCTCCAAGAAGTTCATCCGCGCCCAGTACAAGAACGACAAGGGCGCATGGTGCTACATACCCCTGGGCATGACCGATGTTGATTAAAACCTGATGAAAATGGAAAAAGAAATCAAGAGACCGCCCCGGATCGCGGTGTGCAAGGAATGTCACGGCACCGGGATACAGCAGACCGACGCGCCCCGGAGACACCCGGCACCGTGTCCGCAGTGCGAGGGCAGCGGCCGGGTCACGGTGAGCAGCGTGACGACACTCGATATCAGACCTTACAGACAGATACAGGTTAAAACCATGTGACAGCAATGGCAGACAAGCGCGGCATGTCCTACAGAAAGCGCGTCGAGGACATAAACCGGATATATGACCGGTACGCCAGGAGCGGACTGAGCAACCGGGAGATATGGCGCAGGTACATATATCCGGCCTATTGGATCAGCGAGCGCACTTTCTACAACATCATGAACGCCACGGCAGGGCTTGAAACCCCGGTCGTGGCGTCCGACATGCCGAGCCTGTTTGACTTTGCAGACGAAAACCCCGAAAAAGAAGATACGGATGAATGACATTGACCGGCAGACACGCGCCATCTTCAAGAGCATACTGCGCGACATCAAGGTGGAGCTCGGCGACGAGTTCGACCGGAATTTCGAGCGCGAGGCCTTCTTCTCGCAGTCATGGGCCAGGCGCAAAAGCCCGACACGTCCGGGCGGCCACATACTTGTTGACACCGGCGCCCTCCGCCGGAGCGTCCGGAGCGAGATAAGGGAGAGCAGCATCGTGTTCTTCAGCGACCTTCCCTACGCCGCCATCCACAACGAGGGGGGCGAGATAAAGGTGACCGCCAGGATGAAGCGCTTCTTCTGGTACAAATACTACTCCGCCACCGGCTCCTTCGGCCGACGTAAGGACGGCACGTTGAGGCAGGACAAGAGAAACAGGCAGCTCACTTCCGAGGCTGACTTCTGGAAGGCGATGGCGCTTATGAAGGTCGGAGGCACCATCAAGATACCGCAGCGCAAGTTCCTCGGGAAATCGCCGGAAGTTGAGGCTGCGGTGAGGGAAATCATCGAAGAGAACCTTAACGAGTACATCAACAATATAAATTTCAATATTAAATGAGAGAAAATGACAAACCCCTCAACGGCTTAGTGCTGAATGGGAAATTTTATGAAGCAGTAGATCTGACCGAGGAAGAAGTTGATGCTATTACCGAGAGTGGGCATGGGCTATGTAATGAAAGTTGCGATTTTCAAGACTATTGTATGGGGTTTGCCAAAGACCGCTGTCGCTTAGTATGTGATAAGATTCCCTTTCCGCATACGGAGTGCTACACAGTCTTCCGCTTCTCCCAGTCAGTCACCGATAAAATTAATAAGAAATGAGAGAGGAAATATATAACGCAATCAAGAATAGGCTCGAGGCATTGTGCGTCAATGCAGCCGGAGAATATTATGAACGCCTGGACGAGGCAGACATGGATGATGATATTTATCCTCGTGCGATAAGGCACATAGACCTATGGAACCATAATGTCGAGTTTATCGAACAGGAGGTCGCATGGGAGCGTCCGGCAGTGTTCATCGAGTTCGTGCCCTTCAAGTGGCACGCCATTGTGCCGGGAGTCGAATACCGGGCACAGCCGCTGATCAACCTCCATGTGGTTACAGACTGGGCAGAGCAGAAAGGCATCGGCGAGTTCCGGCTGCTCGACAGGATTCATGAGCTGCTTGCCGGCCTGGAGGGAAACACCTTCATGGAGTTTGACATTGACAGTTCTGCAACCAACCACAACCACGAGGATATTGTCGAGAACATCGAGACCTATACCTGCGTCGGATTCCGACATCTGAAATAAGGTCCCATAAACGCGCCGTGTCGCAAAGGAAAGAGAGAGCCGCATCCTTTATCGGGTTGCGGCTCTCTCGGCTATATATGGGCGCGGAAGCGGCCTCAGACGGCCTCCTCCGGGGCATTGCCCAGCTCGGTGAAGAGCATTATGTCCGTGTAGCGGGCATTGTAGTTCATGGTCGCGTCAAACTCCCTGCGCCGGCAGCGCTCGAAAGGGTTTCCGAGCGACGGGTTGCGCCCCATCCACTCGCACAGCTCCACGAGAGAGGACTTGTCGGAGGTGAAATAAACGAAGTCATGGCCGGAGAGCACAGACAGCACGTCGAGGTAGTCGGCGAGACGCCATGACATGCGGTAAGTGCCGACCTCGGTTGACAGATAGGGAGGGTCGACCAGGAACACCACGCCGGGCATGTTCCTGAAGCGCTCGAACAGCTCCCGGTAGTCGCACGACTCTATCTCCAGTCCGGCAAGATAGTCAGGGCATTCGGCATATCCGGTTTTGCGGACATTGTTGTAGAGCGTTTCCCTGCGCATTTCAGGGATGCTCATCTTGTACTTCATCGAGAACATCAGCGATGACGACAGCGTGATGAAGTCGAGATAGCCTGTCTCGCGCTCCTCCTGCTCGAGCAGCCTGAAAATTTCCTCCCTCGCCTCGCCGGTCACGGGCTTGTGGCGCGGGAACCGCGAGGCAATGGGACGGATACGGTCAAGCAGGGCGTTGGTACGCGGAATCTCCTCGATGCGCCGGCGGTAGTTGTCAAAATCGTTGTATATTACCCGGGAGGCGGGATGGATATGCTTAGTGATATGCGACAGCAGCCCGGAGCCACCGAAAAGGTCGACGAACACAGTTCCGGCAGGGTATTGCCTTACCACCTCGATGAAGTGTTTTGCGAACATTCGCTTCTGCCCCACAAAGGGCAGTGGAGCGGACAGATAAAGGCGGCTCATACGTTCAGCTCGAATTTTACGCCGTCCTCACCTGCAAGGAGGCGGCGTGTGTTCTCGATATTGTTGTCGTACACATGCACGTTGCCCAGGAACAGTGTTATCGACTTGAGGGGGAAGTCTATGTGCCGGGCCATGAGGTAGAGGTGGTATATGTCGGCCGGCAGCCCGAGGTTCGCGTCGGAGCTGCGCTGGTAGGCCGACACTACAAGTTCCCCGTCCTCGATCTGGAACTGCACGAGCGACAGGCATGGCGCCTGGCTGCTCTCGGCCTCGGTAGCGCCGAGGAACAGCACATAGTTCTTTGACGGGCGGCGCTCCGAGTTTATCCGGGCGAGCAGCGGCGGCAGCTTCTCGAAGTAGGTGGGGTAGGAGTTGACAAGGATCGAGCCGCAGTAGTCCCACCAGTTTATTCCGGCCTCGCGGTACTTCTCCACCGAGCGCTCGCCGCTCATGAAGAGGCGCAGCTCCGAGCGGAGCTTGCGGCGGGCCAGTCCGTGCCCCTCGAAAATTTCAAGCAGGTCTGCCGGGGAAAGCGAGAGCTGCTCGTTGATAAGGTAAGTGATGTTGCCCTTCTTGTTGATCTGGTGCTTGCCTGTGTCAAGAATCCGGGCAAGAATTTGATGATATTTGTTTCGTGCCATTTCTGTTGATTGTTGGTGATGGCGCAAAGGTAGGCATAGGGGACTGTTCCCCCGCCATCGAGAACGGCAATCACAATGCATCGTGGCTGCAGTCAGTACGGAAGTGCCGGAGAAGGCTGTAAACCTTTCGCTCGCTTACTCCGTATCGGTCCGCGAGGACGGCCACGGCATAGGAGACCTTGTCGCCGGAGTTCACCATGTCGCAGAACTCCGAGAAGAGATCAATATAGCGGGTGTCGTCGAGCCTCACACCCATTCGCCCGAGTCTTTCAAGCATCTCCCTGTTAAATTTCAGAATCTCAAATACAGTCATGTCAGGAAAATTTATTAATTTTGCAGTGTCTCACTTATTAAAAACAGCGCCACTGTGCAGCCAGGGATGGCATAATGCCCTCGGCGGCTGCACAGTGGTGCTATTTGTTTTTAGAAAGTGAGACGTCTAAATAACAGGCCGGGGGCATTTTTTTGTGCCCGCCCCCGGATGGACAATGGTATTTCAGGTCATAGAAGACATTGGATCTATTCTTTTTTAGCAGGTTTTACCGGTTGATCCAAAATAACGGATCGATGCCACTTGTCAGGGCGAAATGCGGTTACGGCAAACAACGCAGCAAGCCGGAGGTAATCAAAGAAGCCGGGAGCAAATACCCCATCATATATCCTTTCCCCTATGATGTCCCTAATTTTGTCAAAGGAGACGCATCCATGACAGTGGGTTTCGGTGTAAATTCTCACCATCAGGCAATGGATGAATAACTTTTTGCCCTCTTGAAACATTTTCTGACGAATATTTATATTTTTCTTGTCCATAAACTTTTGTGTCTGGAAAATAATTAATAATTTTGCGATAGCCTAAGAAGGCGAGGGAACTTCACCGTCGCCTGGGTCATAAGCTGACTTTCGAGTCGGCTTATTTTGTGATATTGCGTATCGTTCCATTCTTGAAGACACAGATGACAGATTTAAGAGTCTGCCCTAATTGGTTTATAATTTGGCCTTCATCGAACATGTCCGGGTCATGGAAATACAGGATCACGGAATGACAGTCCGCCCCGGTCTTCCTGTTGAAATTCTTCAGTTGCTTCTTTTTGGAATTAAGGGCGTTGCGTATGGTGTTCTTGCCGTTCTCAGTAATGGCGCGGATATCGATATATTCCCCATCGGTCAGCGTGTCCAACTGTGGCAACTGCAGGCCGGAAGCATCAAGTTGGGTTTCATTTTCCAGGATACAGGAATGACCCTTTCGGAACAATATATCCTGGCAAAGCAGTTCAAGGTCGGTTGAAGTCAGTTTCTCAGCGAAGAATGTATTCTCCTTGTCTGATGAATGGACGATGTGGCCTCTGTGAATACCCTTAACCCCGCCGGTTTTGTCATCCATGGCCACGTCAAGGTAATCAGGGTCGGATTTCAGTCGGTCGTAAAGTTCTTTATTGGCGCAGCGTCTGGAGTTCCTGATAAGGACACACGCCTTGCAGACCTCGTTGTCCGGCACGAAAGACCGGGCGAGCTTGCCTCCTTTGTCACCCTTGGCTATGTCGCAGTTCCGGCACCGGCTGACGGTGTAGGGGTTATAGTCCGGAACGGACTTCCCCTCCTTTCCGGCGTTGAACCGGAACATTCCCTTAGTGTCGCGCTGCAGGGCCTCGTCGCCGAGGCGCATCGCCTCGTCATGGTCTGTAGCGGGACACTTTGACTTCCGCACCTGTACCACGGTACAGCGGCAGTTCCAGCCGTTGGGCGGGTAGAACTCCTCCCAGAATGAGTCAGAAAGCGGCAGGGTCACTCCGTCGATGGCGGCGTGTTCCGGGCGCACCTTGTCATCGTGCTGTGTGCGGTACTGGAGATTGTATCGGTCGCCGTCGGCCATGAACTGCTCCCACCTCCCGGCCATCTCCGCGGACGCCGCCACGAAGTTATACTCAGCCCGGAGATAGTTGGCGTTATACGTCTTGTCGATGCTTTGAACATCATTCAAAAACCGTTCAAACGGCTTTCTGTCGCCGTTCTCATCAAGAAGCGAGGGGAACGCCTCGTGCAGCTCGTGAAACGCCTTCATGCCGGAAAAAATGTAATTCGACCGGGTAAGGCGCCGGCGCATGGCCTCCGACATATCCACCTTCTCAAACGCCGAGTCGAGAGCCGAGGCATGGGCGCCGACAAACTCCTGCACCGCCGGGTCGGCCACAAGCTCGACACGGAACTCCGAGCCTTTCTCGTTGAAGAGCGACTTCATCATGCCGTTGAAAAGCGAGGACAGACGCCTGCGCACGTCATCGCCGGGCGATGCGAGTTTCTTAATCTCCATTCCGTCAATCAGCGAGGCATAGCGTCGGTGCAGCCCCTCGTAGTCAGAGGGGCCTAATCGAAAAAATGTTTTTTCTCCTTGCCATCCTCTGCAGTCTTGTCATCGTCAGACTTCTCAGACTTTTCGGACCCGTCGGCCTTCCCGGCCGGAGGGAGCGCCATGGGATTGCGCCGCTCCCCGACAGGCATATTGTACTTGTCGGCGAAATACGACGGATCGACCTCGTAGCGGTCGGCGATCATCGTCTCGTATGCCACCTGCTGCTCCGGGGTGTAGTCCACCGCGTCGTCCCACTCGAAGCGCAGACCCTTCACAGGGAACCCGTGCAGGACCATGAGCGGAATCAGCCGGTTGTTGACGATGTCGCGCAGGAAGTCGCGGTCGGACTCTACCAGGTTCATGAACACCTGCAGGTGTGTCTGCGACTGCGAGAGCGACGAGCCGTCCTCGATGGTCATGGTCTGGCCGATGACCAGTTTGGACATTTCGGAATTGGCCCGGTCGATGCGCCTGTCATAGACGTTGAAGGCGTCGCCCTTACCGGATTCCACGAACTGGATCTCCGTCTCCATGCCGGCGACCATACCCTGGCCTGCTCCGCCGTTGTAGATCATATCCTGCAGACGCTGGAACTCCTTCGGGTCGCGGGTGGAAGTGCGGGCGATGCGCCAGGGCATTCCGAAGATTTCTGCGAAGCAGTCCCAGAACGTCATAGCGTGCCTCTTGGGAATTGTGTGGAGTGCGGCCTTGAGCAGCAGCCCGAGGTCGTCGGGACGTCCGGCCTCGATAAGCCAGTCGCTCCACGGCCGCTCCCGGAACTCGATGCCGGTCTCCCAGTTCATGCCCGCGCGCCGCACCACACGGCCTTTTTCCGGAATCACATGCTTGCGGGGAATGAGCGACACGCCGGAGAATGCGGGATGGCCGTCGCCGTCGGTGACGACATCGCCAAGCTCGATGAGCGAGTGGCCGTACCATATCGACTCCAGGCAAAGCCGGCACAGGTCCTTGAACCACGACTGGTCGAACAGGTGCTCCGCCGCCTCGACCTGGTCGCCGTCCTCATTCACGAGCTTGAACGAGCGCGACATGACAAAGCCCACGCGCTGCTGTATGCAGCCCGAGAGGTGCGAGTCGGTCATGGCGTCGCGATAGATGTCGTAGAGCTTCTGCCGGGACGGGTGGCGCGGATCTATCGCGCTCTGCCATGCCCGGCGCCAGTCCTCGATGTCGTTTTTTGAGAAAAACTCCGCATAGCGGTGCAGCTCCAGGATAACGGATGACTGCTTCTGTATCCTTGACCGGGCATCCTTCTGCGCCCGGCCCAGTTTCGGTCTGTTCTGTCTGCGTCCCATTGTCACCAGTCGTGTCTCAGTTTGGGGAGTGAATGATAGGAAATGCCGAATCCGGAGCTGCCGTCACCGGACACGACAAGAGGAAGGTCGGGGACAATCCTGCCGGCCTGCACGCCCTCGAGCCATCTGACAGCGCGCTCATAGCGCTCCTTGCGAATCTCGCTGCCCATCTTCTGCGGCTGCGAGGCAGTGAGGTGGTACAGGACGATGTCGGCGGTGTACATCACAATCAGCCGGTTGCGGTCACCGCCGGTCGCGGCGAATATCGCGCCGGTGTCATAGACAGGGCGCAGATAGCCCGAAATTTCCTCGATGGCCTCCGCCTCGGCATTGGCTATATTCTCAGGCGAAGACTGCGACACGACCTTCAGGGCCGCATCGCCTATCACCACCCTGTAATCTTCATTGTCGATAAACATGCTACCATATATTTTTAGGCGAGCGGCGCGGAACCGCCACCGGTTTGAAAACTTCCTGACGAGAGCTGCGCTGCAGGTACCAGATTGCGCCCTCGTCGGCATCGGGCGCGTCATCATGCGCGCGGGAGCCCCGCTCGAGCGCGAGGGTCTGCTCGATGCCGACCTCCATGTCCGGGGACTCCTTCAGGGCCTCGTTGTAGAACACGAAGCCGCGCTCCCACAGCGGCGACACCGCCTCGATGCGCTGCACCTTCTCCGGCTTCTTGCGGGTGTCGGGCAGAATGGGCAACTGGTAACCCCGGATATTACCCTCGGCAGCAAACTCGTCAAGGATTATGTCCTGCATGAAATTGGCCTCCATCAAGAAGGTGATAGCCACGCGGTCTCGCGTGCGCTCATATAGGTCATACTGCCAGCGCACCATCTCCGACACCGTGCCCTGCCGGACATAGCAGTCGATAAGGTGCAGCTCGGTCCCGATCTTGCCCCACAGCCGGCAGGCCTTGTAGTCGTTGGCCGTTGTCGATTTGAACGACGGGTCTGTGTAGCACACGAGCATATCGTACTTCTCGAGTTTCGGCATACGCTTGAAGCGGATCCACTCATGGC